AATATAATGTGCTTAACAAGCAAATACAAAGCGAAAGGAGCAAACAAATATGTCAGAAAAAGAAAGAAAAGAAATTGATGAAATGGTAGAAACCGCAAAAATGCTTGCGGAACATGATCCGGAGAGCCTTGCGATTGGGAAAGCAGCGTTAGACGCTTTAAAGGTAAGATGCGAAATCGAAAGAACAAAAAAAAGAAACGACGTAAGAAGGAGTGAAAACGTATGGAAAAAATAACCACAGATGAAGCGGCAAAGATGCTGGAGCACCTGACAGGAAAGAGATACGTAATCAGTGCCAGCAAGAAGAAAGAGCCTATGCGCGTCGAGTATCCGGCGCGCTACATGAGAAAAGCGGAGCTGCTGAGAATGGAAAATCCGCTGATCGGAAGAGAAGTCCTGAACCGGGCGATCATGTACGCACCGGAGGGCGTAGCCCGGAAAGTTGATCCGCGGAAGAAAAACAGTCCGGTCATTTTTGACACGGAAAAATTTGAGGAATGGAGGCAGAGGCATTGAAAGTACAGAACGTAATTGCCGTTATGGCAGGAGTAGCAGGAACATGGACCTATTTTGCAGGTGTGGAGCAGTGGAAACCGTCCCAGATGGCCGCCGGTCTCGGAATCGCCGCCGCCGGATGGGCGGTCAAGCGGATCTGGGAAACGATCGCAGAACGGAAAGAGGAAGAAGAGGAGCGAATCGAACGCCATAAGGACGAGGTATTTTCGACTTGGCTCAACACCGGAGCAATGGGAGGAGAAAATGTACGTTTTAAGTAAAAACAGAATGCAGATTATCAATCTGGAGCAGGTAACAGCAATGTATCTCGGAGTAGACGAGACATCAATCAAGGTGGACTTCGCGAACGGAAGAGGAAGCCAGATCGGGAAATATGTTTCCGATACGTACGCGAAAAAGGCACTGGAGTTGCTGATTTTGGCTATCGGAAGAAGAGGAGAAGCGTTCTCGATGCCGACAGATGAAGAAATCAGAGAATTGCTCGGAAATCAGGAGCCTAAGAAACATAACATCGGCGGGAAAAAACAGAAAGGACATGGTGGATCATAATGGAAATTGGATATTGTCTTGACTGCAATGAGCTGAATTATGCAATGACAAATGCAAACGGAAACTTCGAACGAGCAAACATGTCGAACAACCATGAGGGACATCGGCAATATATTTTTGAAGAACCAGAAAAGTATACTCCGCCGATCAGAAATGTTTTAACAAAGATTCAAGCAGGTCTGCCTATTTCAAATAATGAAATTGTATTGTTTAAGCTGGCAATTACGTTTGGAGATTTAGATAAATTCACGAAAACGTGAAAAATTAAATGTAAAGATAGAGCCGGAGCGAGCCAGTGAAAGAAGGGAGAAAAATGATTAAAGAAAGATTGACAGTAAAAAATCCAGACGGAACGTACCGGATCTGGATGGATCACGCCGGAACATTCCGGCTGGAAAGCCAGATGAACTCTGTATTTGCTTACGGAGACTTGGTAGACAAGCTGGGAAAATACGAAGATCTCGAAGAAAATGAAAAAGAAAAGCCCTACATGCTGAGGAACATGTAGGGACAAGAGTTAAAAAGATTTTTTCGATATTTATCTTATCACGATCGACATCGAAAGTCAAAGAAAATATTGAAAAATAAGGGGAGAAAGTCCCCTGTTAAACCTCGATAAAGAGATTAAAGTTAGGACGTATGAGATGGCGACGAAGAGAAAGATATATAAGCTCCGAGGGGGAACCGTTCTGGATGTAGATGAATTCCATGACGGGAGATATGGAGGCCCTGGGGGAACGAAAAAAGAGAAAAAAGAAGTGACTCCGGAGCAGATGAAGGAAGCGAATCACCGGACGAAGGTGAAAAACTGTCAGCGAAGATTGATACAGTATTTCCGCCCGGGAGATTGCTTTGCCACACTGACCTATGCTGTGCACAACAGACCGAAGAGCATGAGACACGCAAAGAGGGATTTTCAGAAAGCGTGGAGAAAAGTGAGGAGCGAATTCTGCAAGAGAGAGGTGGAGCTGTACTGGATCCGAAATCTGGAGAAAGGGACAAAAGGAGCCTGGCATATCCACGTTGTTATCAACGAGACAGGGGATGTAGCGGCGATTCTGCAGCGTGCCTGGGATAAGGGCGGAGTGTACGTGGAGACGTTAAAGCAAAATAAACTGTACGATCCAACGTTTCGCCTCCTGGCAGAGTATATGTGTAAAGACGAAAATACGAAAGAAAAGAAGCAGGACGGAACAGAAGCAAAACCGAGAGTGAAAGAATCGTCTTACAGTCATTCTCGGAATATGCCGTTGCCGGATCCAGAGAAAAAGTACCTGAAAAGGTGGAAAGAAGAAGTGAAACCGCCGAAAGGGTACTATATCGCGGACTACTACGAGGGAATCAACCCGAAAACACACTATAAATACCGGCGATATACACTGATCAGCCTGGAAAGGAGGGAAGAGGACGATGGAGACCGGCATCTACATAGAACTAAGCGCAAACGATCCACGAGAAAGAAGCCGTAGTTGGGGTTATGTGCTGGAAGCTCCCGGAGGAAAGACCAAACACGAGACAGGGGAATGTACCAGCACAATGCACGGAGCCACACTGCAGACATTGATCAAGGCGCTCAGCCGGTATCACAAGCCGAGTCAGATCACGATCCACGCTGCGGATGAATGGATTTTGAACATGCTGGAGAATCAACTCCCGGCATGGGAGCAGAACGGTTTCCGGAATACGCGTGGGGAACCGATCAAGTATCAGCAGGAGTGGGAGCAGCTGGCAGAAAAAGTAAAAGACCACAAGATCACGATCGCGCCGGGCCGGCATGAATACAGCGCCTGGCTGCAGGATGAAATGAAAAGAGGAAGATGAGATGTTTGAACGATTTGGAGAGCTGGAATCAGCAAAAGAAATTAACGAGTTGGCAGTAAATCTGTTCAACGAGGGAGATATGGAGAGCCTGCGCGTCATGGCGGCAGAAAACGGAATTCCGGAGGTTTTCGTGGAGCTGTTCTGCGACGGAGAAATTCGGGAACTGTGCGATCCGATGACGGCCGCACTGGGAAAGATTGAGGTCGAGTCCGCGGAGCTGCAGCCGAAAGAAATCATGGAGGACTGGGTGGAGTACCTGAAAAGCCAGTGTATGGAAAATGAGCTGATGGCGTACAGCGTCAGAAAAAAGGGGAAATCGCTGAAAGGATGCATTGCCGCACTGCTGAAATGGTCATTTGGGAACCAGATTCCAGTCGAAAAGGAGATTTTAAAAGCCGCCGGTGTGACAGCGGGAAGAGTGACGCTGGGGATTCCGGGGATGGGAACTGCGAAGCGGATCATCCGGGAATATTATCTGGGAAAGTAGGCAGAGCAGATGAGAAAAAAAGAAATTGAGAAAATCCCGTATTTGGGATTGAAGAAAATCAACAGAAAAAAAGATGTGAAGTACATCGGAGTGACAGCGGTTAAGATCGTTGGAAACAAAAAGCACTTGTTTTTGGAGGTGTACAAAAACAAGAAAGAATCCAAAATGGTACCTGTGGTGCGAATCATCCTTACGGAAAAGGAGTTTTGGAATTATTTTCCAAAAACAGAGCAGTGGACACGGCAGAAAGTGGAGAAAGATGGTGGATACGGGAATTGGATATGGGGAGAAAAAGCTGTTACATGGGAGCAGATGGAAAAAGAAAATGTCCTCCAGAGCACGGAGGATCTGGAAAGAATAAAGAAATTCTGCAAGATAAAAATACCTGTATGCTATGAGACGCGCTGGTGGAAGTACATCTACGGGCACGAGGATGATCTTGTGAACGCTGCCAGAATTGACAGAGAACATCGAAAATTCGTGCGCCGACAGGAAGCGCTGAAAGACAGGATGGCGCATACCGCAAAACTTCCGGAAAAAAGAATTTTAGAATATGCGGACAGAATTTATTTTCAAAAGGAACATCATCTGTACTACAAAAAATATGGAAGTTGGACAAAAATTGCCTGCAGCAAGTGCGGCGGCGTAACGGATGCGCGGTGGAGAGATGGCATATCCTACGAGAGCCAATTTCAGAAGCATACCGAAGAACCGCGAGAAGGAAAAAGCGGAAAATGCCCGATGTGCGGCGCGGTTGGAACGTACAAGTGCCAGGGAAAAATAAAGGGTGAATACAGTAAGAAAATCCATCTGTTCCTGGGACAGCGATATAAAGAAGATGGAGCAGTGCTGCGGTACGTGGAGATTGAGAAAGCATGGACACTGGGCTTCATCGAGGGGAACGATGGACCAGAGATGTACAATGCCGCAGAAGAACTTTCCGGCGTAGAGGTGGCAAGAGCCTACTTTGAGCCAGGGAAAAAGGTGCAGATCGACTATCATAAACACGACTTGTACCGGAATGAAGACTTTTGGGACGACTGCAATCTATATGGACTTGCTAACATTGACATCAAAGCGGCGACGATCATGCCGGAGACTTACGAAGAGTTGAAAAATACTATATTTCGTTACAGTGGCTTAAAAGAATATGACGAACAGGCGCAGGAAGTAAATCCGATCCGGTATCTGCAGAATTATCAGAAAACGCCGCAGATTGAAATACTGGCAAAATTGGGGCTGAGTGAGATTGTGAAAGGCATCAACGAAGGGCGCACCGGAATTATTGTGGATGCATCTGCGAAAAGGTTGGATGCGTTGCTGGGAATTCGAAGGGAACGTACAAAAAAGCTTATCGAAGAAAAGGGAGATGCGCGCCTTTTGAGAGTTCTGCAGATCGAAAAGAGCCTCAATCAGCACTGGACGGAAGAACAGGTGGATCATCTGGCAGAAACAGGGCTGGATATCGCACACGTTGCGCTTGCCATGAAATACATGACAATTCAAAAATTACTAAACCGTATCGAAAAATATGCCGGATGCGCTTACGGAACAAACTGCGGAAGGGCAACGAACGAGATACAAAATACGGCCATCATGTATCTGGACTATTTGGCAATGAGAGAGAGACGGGGATATGACTTGAATAATTCTGTATACCAGCAGCCAAGAAATTTAGGCGAAGCTCATACACAGATGACTGCGGAGACAAATCGGGAAGAAGTCGAGAAACGACTGAGGGAGACGGAAGAAAAATATCCGAACATCAAGAAGCAGTACAGGAACCTGCGAAAAGAATACTACTACGAAGATGCAATGTATGTCATCCGGCCGGCCCGATCAGCGGCGGAGATCGTGATGGAAGGAAGGATTCTCCATCATTGCGTGGGAGGAGATAACTATTTGAGCAAACACAACGAAGGGAAAAGCTATATTCTGATGATGCGATTTCAAAAAGAACCGGAAACACCGTACATCACCATCGAAATCAACCCGGAGAAAAAAAGAATAGTGCAGTGGTATGGAGAAAGGGATACAAAGCCGAATAAAGAAAAAATTCAGAGCTGGCTGGATAATTATCTGGAAAAGCTGAAAAGCGGAACTCTGCAGGAAGAAACCAGTGAAATGATGACAATGACAGCATAGGAGGTAGGTATGGAAGAATATACACAATTAACCCTGGATGACTGGCTTGCGATGAAAGAGAGCCTTAAGCGGGACTTGATCGGCGTGCAGGAGAGTTTTGTACGGATCGGTTACACACTCCGGAAGATCGAGGAGCAGAAACTATATAAAAATGATGGCTATGAGACAGTGACGGAATTCGCAAAGGCGGAATATGGTCTGAGCGCATCGACGATCTCGCGATTTATGAATATTAACCGAAAATTCAGCATCGACGGTTATTCGGACCGCCTGCGGCCGGAATATGCGCAGATGGGGAGCAGCAAGCTCTCCGAGATGCTTTCTCTTCCGGACGCAGACATGGAAATGATCCGGCCGGAGATGCCAAAGGCAGATATCCGGGAGCTGAAACATTTCAACAAAGAAACACCGGAACCGGAAGCCGCGGATTCACTGGAAAAATTGGTATGGAAATTCTTTGAGGCCAATGCAGCGATCGCGAAGCAGCTGGAACAGAGCGAGGCCTATGCGGACGGTGAAGCGGAGAAAATGGTTGAGATCGTCAACCCGGCGGGAGTCAAAACGTTCCGCGCCGGGCTGTACTATATGGCGATGTACGAGAATGACATCCAGATTAAGCAGTTTGGTAAGCAGCCACAGAAAATGAGTTGGGCGGAGTTCTTCACGATCACAAAGAAAATCTTCGAAAGCGCGGAATGGAGCCAGAGAGTGCAGGAAGAAGAACATCCCAAAACAGAGACACAGGAAAAAGCTGAGAAAAAACTAATTGCGCCGGCGCAAATTAAAAAGCCGGAAAACCCTGTAAATACAGAAGCGGAGCTGGTTTTGAAGACACCGAAAAAGCCAGAAAAAGAGACGTCCCAAAATGCGGCACAAAAGAAAAATGAGACACCGCAATCAGAAGAACCGCGGGAAGCAGAAGAAAAAATGCAAAGTGAGACGGAAATTGCGGAAAACGGAGCAGAAAGTACGCAAAACGCAACGGAAACCGCACAAACCGAGACAGAGGAGCAGTTGCCGGGGCAGATGAATCTTCCGGCAGACTATCAGGGGACAGAAAGCGTTGAAGTGGTCGGAAAGACGATGCAACGAAAAGAATATCTGGATACGCTGGCCACGTGGGGAACGGCTGAATACCTGTATAAGAATCTGACGACGGAAGTCCTGGGAAACGAAGAAAAACTCTACGAGTGGCTGAAAGACAAGGTCGATGAGCGGGGATATGGAATGGAGGATGTGAATGTATTTTAGAAAAGAGAGCACGGCACTCAGAGAAGAAGTGTATCGGTATATTGCAAGATACATTTCAGAGCATGTGTATCCGCCGAGCTATAAAGAGATTGCAGCCGAGCTGAGCATATCTGCAAAAACGGTGAAAAAACACATGGATGAGCTCGTAGCCGATGGAATCCTTGAGACAGATGCGGAGCCGGGAGCGCAAAGAGCGTTCCGGATCAAAAATACAAAGGTAATAAAGAAAGGGGAAAAGAAATGAATAAAGTGATGCTGATGGGAAGATTAACCAGAGATCCGGATGTCCGCTGGACACAGGGACCGGAGCAGAGTGCGGTGGCGCGCTATACGCTGGCAGTGGATCGCCGATTTCAAAAAGAGGGAGGAGCGACTGCAGACTTCATCGGATGCGTAGCGTTTGGCCGGCAGGCGGAATTTGCAGAGAAATATCTGCAGCAGGGAATCAAGATCGCCATCACCGGAAGGATTCAGACCGGAAGCTATACGAACCGTGAGGGGCAGAAGGTATACACGACAGATGTGGTTGTAGAGGAGCAGGAGTTCGTAGAGAGCAAGGGAGCGAGCGCGGCCAGACCGCCAAAGAGAAAGACAGAACCGGAGACGGATGACAATGGATTTATGAATATTCCAGAGGGCGTTGAAGATGAAATTCCGTTCCGGTAACAGAGAGGAGAGAGAAAAATGTTATTTCCGAAACCGCAGACGAAAAAGAAGAGAAAGAAGCACAGAGAGAGCCTGCTGCAGAACAAGGAGAGCCGGATCTGTTATCTCTGCGCCAGAGGGGGGGATTATAGCTGGAAACAGGTGTTGGAGGAACACCACATCTTCGGCGGACCGAATCGGCATCTGTCAGAGGAATATGGTCTGAAAGTCTATATCTGCCCGGAATGCCACAGGACATCAGCCAGAGCAGTGCATCAGGATCCGGCGGGAGAAGCGAACCGATATCTGCAGGCGGAAGGGCAGAAAGCATTCGAAGAGAATTTCCCGGAATTAAGTTTCCGGGAGATCTTTGGGAAAAATTATCTGTGAGGAAGAAAAAATGGAAGATTACGAAAAATGTAAGCACGTGCAGAGCATTGGAACATACGCGGTATATGTTGATCCGGGATGCCCAAAAGCGCACAAAATAAAAGGGACATTGGTAAGCTCGCGACGGAAGTGTGAACACTGCCGGGAAGAAGGAGAAGAGAATGAAAAAAATACCGGAAGAAATGGAAAAATTGATTCTGGAAATGCTGCAGAAAGGGGAAAAATATAAAGCAATCACGGCCAGAACCGGAGTGACAGAAGCTACAGTTGGAAGAGTAGCAAGAGATAACGGAATATGCAGAAGGAAAAGGAATGCTGAAAAGGGAAATAATTATCCGCCGGAACTGATGGAAGAATGGGATCGTGTAAGAATTGAAATTTTGAAGAAAGGATAAGGGGAAATGGAAACGATTATTGGAATTTTGGCGCTGTGCGCGGTTATGTTAGGCGGCACCGCGTGGCTACTGAACCGACCAGGACATCCAAAGGATCCGCGGGAGGATAAAGAACAGATGGAATACTTAAGAGAATGGAGCGAGAAACATGGTAAGGCTAACAGAAAAGAGTAAAACAGGATTATGGCACCTGAGAGGTGTAAGTTGGGAGCAGCTTCGGACTGGGCATAAAATCACAAAAACGGTAAGCGAAAAGATCTACGGTGCTCTGTGTAAATTGAAAGACTACGAGGATTCAGGCATGAATCCGGATCAGGCAGCAAAAGCAGCAGAAAAGAATACTCCGACGGAACCGAAGGAAATGCAGGATTGGAACGGAATTACGGTTTACGAGTGCGAAAACTGCGGATGTGATGTATTTGAGACTCAGAACTACTGTCCGTACTGCGGTCAACGACTGAAGTGGGAGGAATAAGATGCGAGCAGTTGCAAAAACGCTTATGATAATTTTTGCGGTAGTAGAAGTGGGTTTGGGATTAAAAAGGACTGTGACGATTGCGGATCGTGACGGAAATAAGGAATACGTTCCGTCAAAAGAAGATCAGATCCTAGGAATGTTGGATTTTATTCTGGCAATGCAGATGATTCAAGCTGCAATGAGCATACAAAAATAGAAAGGAATATGGACTATGGGAATTTGGGAAGTGATTCAGAAAGAAATTGTAGATAAGCCGGAAATATCTGCGGAGTTGAGAACATCATGGAGGGAGCAGGAAAGCATGGTGTTGACGCTTGAAAATACGAAAACAAAACAGAAAACAGAAAGGGGATTTTGCACAGAAGAAGGTGGAACGGAAGAAAGAATGAAAGATATAGTCCGGGAAATGCTGCTGAGGCTGGATGACGTAGATGAATGGAGAAGAAAGCTGGCTATGTTGAAACTGATACAGGCGGCGCTGGATATTAAGCTTGATCAGAGACAGAAACAGTACGCATTATCAGAGATTCCTGCGTGGCCGGTCGAAGGGAGAAGAACGGGAAAAACACTGGCAAATGTAATCAAAATATTGATTAACGAAAAAGAAACAATAGGAATAACGAGAGATAGTGCGTGGCGGTACACGGATGATAACCGGTTCGGATATGCGTATGTATGGGAGCAGGCAAAAATATTAAAAATGATCAGTGACAAATTACGAGAAAAAGACGTGCCGGTTCCGGAAGTGAAGCTAATAGGATTGTGGTAAAAGCCAAATGGTAAGAGGAGGTGAGACCGATGGAGCAGAACAGAGATGAGAACGAAAAGAAAAAGGAATATCTCAAAAGATATCACAGTGCAGTGCTTGCGGAAAAGGCGATCCAGCAGGAGATTGATGAGCTGAGAATGGATAAGATGTACCCCATGCTGATTCAGGACGGGATGCCGCACGGGAGCAGTTGTGGAGATCTGTCGGAATATGCGGCACAATTGGACGGATTGCTGGCGGATCTGAAAGAACAGATGGAGAAGCGGATCAGCATCCGGAGAGAGATTACGCAGAAAATCGAACAGATGCAGGATGAGACAGAAAAGATGGTGTTAAGATTACGATACATCCATTGGCTCCGGTGGGAGCAGATTGCCGAGCGAATGGGATACGGCTGGACGCAGGTACATAGAATCCATGGAAGAGCATTGACTAATTTCAAGATGGAATAGAATGGAACGCAGCATATGTGATATAGTGTAAAAGAAGAGAAACAGGAAAAGGAAAACCGGTTCTCTTCCAGTTCAAAAATCGATCACACCTTGTCGAAGAAAATCCCTGCAGAAATGTGGGGATTTTCTTATGGGGGAAACATGACAGATAAAGAAGCAAAGGAATTCTACAATTCCGAAAAGTGGAAACACAAACGCCTGGCCATTCTGCGAAGAGATCAGTACGAATGCCAGGACTGCAGAAAGAGACTGCAGGAAGCAAAAGAAAAAGATGTGAGGCTGCCGGCGATGGATGCAAAGATCCGGAGGGCAACACAGGTCCATCATATCATGGAGCTGAAAGAGCATCCGGAGCTGGCGCTGGATGATGAGAACCTGGTGAGCCTGTGCACACAGTGCCACAATGAGCGGCATGGCAGACATGTCGAACGGAAATTCATTCCGAAGCGCCGAGTGATCGCGCCGGAGCAGTGGTGACCATCCCCCCGGGGTAATTCTCGGCGATTTTTGGCCGGGGTAGAACGGGTAGGAAGGGGCATGACTGTTCAGATTTTTCGGATTCTCGCGTGAAAGGGGTGGGGTAGCCAGTTCGGATGGAACAGAAAAACAGAAGGGTGGTGAGCAGATGTCACAGAAAGATGTTAAAGAGTCGCTGCTGGAGCAGTTGAAATTACAGGGAAAAACGGCGGATTTTTACGGGGATCTGGTGGAAGATTATATGCACTACTGGAAATTAAAAAAGGATCTGATTCAGGATATTAAAAAGCGTGGAATCCGTTATGAAGCCATGAACGGAAACGGAATTAAGGTGGAAAAAACGAATGAATCTGTGCAAAATCTGCAGAAAACCACGGCAATTATGTTAAAAATTTTGAGTGATCTTGGTCTGAGAGACCAGATCTCGAATGAGTCTGAGGCAGATGGTTACCTGTAAAGAAATTGACGACTATCTTGCCTACGCGAAAGCACATCCGGAATGGATCAACACAGAAAGAAAACTGTTAATCGAGAACATCGTACTCCCGACTTTGAAGAGAGACGATGTTTTTTTTGACGAAGAAACCTACAGAAAATGTCTGCAGTATTGCGAGAATAATTATTACCCACTTTTTACGTACCAGAAATTCATTTATGCGTTTGCTTTTATGTACATTGACGACATGCCGCTGTTTCAAAAATTCATCGTGATGATGGGAAGAGGAAACGGAAAGGATGGATTTATTGTACCGCTGGCGAATTTCTTTCAGACGCCATTGTACGGCGTTGAAAATTATCACATAGAAATCGTGGCGAATGCGGAAGATCAGGCGAACGAAACTTTCAAAGTTGCTTACAATGTCTGCAAAAAGAAAAAGTTTAAGGGAAAATTCAGCGTTACAAAAGAGCTGATCACGAATCTCAAGACCGGGTCGGAGTTGAAATACAATACAAGCCGAGCGGAAACCAAAGATGGAAAAAAGCCCGGATGCCTGATTCTGAATGAGATACATGCCTATGAGAATTATGATCAGATCAACGTGTTTGAAAGTGCACTTGGAAAAGTAAAGCATCCGCGGGAATTCATTATCACGACAAATGGATACGTGCGAGATGGACCTCTGGACGAAATCCTGACGATGATAGAAGAGATTCTGAGGACGGGAGAAAATCCGCTCGGATATTTTCCTTTCGTCTGCAAGCTGGACACGAAAGAAGAAAAAGATCTTCCGGAGGCCTGGCACAAAGCGAACCCATCGTTGGAATATATGCCAATTTTGGCAACGCAGATCATGAAAGATTATCTGGAAGCACAGAAGCTTCCGAGTAAACTTCCGGAACTGATGACAAAACGTTTCAATTTGCCGGCGCGGAATGAAGAAGAGACCGTAACGTCGTGGGAAAACATTCTGCGGTGCTGCTATGACGATATCGAGCGGAAAACGCCGAGAAGAACTGCAGACACGAAAGGAAAGCTTGCGATTCTGGCGTTGGACTATGCCGATATTCGAGATTTTGCGTCGGCCGGAGTGCTGACACAGGACGGTGAGGAGTTCATATGGAGGCAGCACACATGGATCTGCAAAGATTCGCCATTTCTGGAAAAAATCAAATTCCCGCTGAACAATTTCGGACAGCCGGAATTTGAGGACTTTGAGGTGGTGGATGGTCCGACAATTCCAATTGATGCCATCATTCGGTGGTGCGTTGAGAGGATGAACGAATATGTTGTACAAAAAATCACGATGGACACCTACCGCTATCAGATGTTCAAAACGAAATTTGAAGAGGCGGGAATCTCAATCGAAAGCAAACAGAATCCGGCGGGGCTGGTAAGGCTGGTGCGGAGAATCGGATCGGCATGTGCCATAATTGCTCCGGAAATTGAAAGACTGTTTGCGGAAGGAAAAATAAATTATGGTCCGTCCTCCATCATGCGATGGTACACAAACAACACGAAAGTGAGTACGGACAAGTACGGAAACAAGATGTACGGAAAAATAGAACCGAAGTTGAGAAAAAACGATGGATTTATGGCTTTCGTGGCGGCGATGTTTTCGAAAGATGAAATAAAGGAGCAGGTTATCTATGTTTGATTGGCTTTTTAAACGAGCAGAAAAAGAAGAATCTCTGCTTGAAATCATAACATCGACCACACAGCAGCTACAGTTATATGAGTTCGCAAAAGAAAAAGCGATTGGTATGATCGCAGACGCGATTGCGAAATCGGAAATTGTAGTCCAGAGGAGGGACAAAAAAGGAACCAGAAGGGCCAAGGATGACGTCTATTGGAGGCTGAATGTGCGGCCGAATGCCAATGAAACCGGAACGGATTTCTGGCGTGCGGCGATCCACAAACTGCTGACGAAAAAAGAAGCGTTAATCTGCAGAGTTGGTGAGCAATACTTTCTTGCGGATTCCTGGACACTGAATGACAGTGTAATCTTACCGCAGATCTACAGCGATATCACGATCAGCTGCAACGGAAGAACGATGACGCTGGACATGTACCTGACGGCGGATCAGGTGCTGCACTTGCGGCTGCGAAATGACCGGCTCAGTGCACACCTTGGGAATATTGCGAAAAAGTACAATAAGCTGGCGAACGCGGTCTGCACGATGCAGACGTATGTTAATACGCCGAAATTCAAGCTCCATTTTGACACGACAAATTCCATCATTGCGACAAAAGATGAGAATGGAAACGTGAAAACGCTGACAAAAGATCAATACAAAGAGAAGCTGCAGGAGACGTTGCTGAGTGATGAACCGTCAACTATCATCACGAGCGCCGGAATTGATATCAACCAGATTGAAATTAAGGCCGGAGGGGCAAGTGAGGACGTTGTAAAGTTTGCGAAAGAAATTTTTAAGGACACCGCAATGGCATTTAACATCCCAATGGCGGTATTCCTGGGAGAAATCACAGAAAAAGCGGACAGCACAAACGAGTTCATCACCTACGCAGTTTCACCGATTGCCGAAATTCTGAACGATTCATTCAACGCAAAACTTGTCGGAAAAGAAAGTTATGAAAAAGACGAGAAAATTTGGGTGGATCTGTCAAGATTCAAGCACCGCGACCTGATCGAGTGCGCAACCGGCATGAGTACCCTGCGGAGCATCGGCTTCAACCTGGATGAGCTGCGGGAATCCATCGGCTGGGAAGCACTGAATACAGAATTCAGCCGAAGCCGTATGGTGACAAAGAACTATACCGCGGACGAAAGCGCGGTCACGGGAAACACAGAGTAAATCTCCCAGCTGATGGGTGAAACAGCAAATAACAAGGGAAGGAGAAAGCCATGAAAAGAAAAGAGATGCATTACTGCCAGCAGGTGGATGGCAACGTGCACAAGATCTTTCTGTATGACGATATCTCGAAATATGGAGAGTGGAACTGGGAAACCTGGGACTATGACGAGTCGGAGACATCCGCGGCACATTTCCAGAAGCTCCTGGAAGCGGTGCCGGATGGGGAAGAAATTGAACTGCATATTAATTCCTACGGCGGATCGGTTTCGGAAGGAACGGCCATCTACAACCTGCTGCAGGAGAGCAAGGCACACAAAGTGGGAATCGTGGACGGCGTATGCCATTCAATCGCGTTTACAATTCTGCAGGGGTGTGATGAGCGAATCATGGGGTACGGCACAAGCGCGATTATCCACAACATGTGGGCCAGCGTCACAGGAAATGCAAAACAGCTCCGGGAAGAGGCGGACAAGCTGGACGTGTGTATGGAATCCTGTGTACAGCTGATGATGCGCCGCGCAACCATTGATGAGGCGGAACTGAGAGCCATGATGGATGCAGAAACCGTGCTCACACCGCAGAAAGCCTTGGAGTGCGGACTGATTGATAAAATCGGTGTGGAACAGAAGGAAGAATCACAGACGGAACAGCTTATTACGGAAAATGCACAGCTGATCAAACAGCTGAACAACCGCACGTTCCTGGATGCGGAGGTTAAAAAGTTCATGCGGGCGGTTGCGCCGGCGCAAAAACAGAAAAGCGGATTTGACGCTTTCTTTCGGAAAGGAGAAAAAGAATGAACATCGACAAAATCACAGATGAAGAGCTGAAACAGAAAGTAATGAAGATGATGGAAGAGGCAGACGATAAGGTAGAGGCGATCTACCAGGCTGCCGCTATGATCGTAGAGGAGAAAAACAAAGGACTCATCAATCAGCTCGTGGAGCAGAACGCCCGCGCGGCACATGATGAAGAGTACAGAAAACGTCTGAATCTTCACAGCCTGTCGGACAAGGAAAAACAGTTCTATGAAGGACTGAAAGATGTAAAACAGGCGATCACTGCGAAGCAGATCGACATCATTCCGGATGAAATCATCGACAGAACACTGGATGATGTGAAAAAAGCAAGTAAAATTCTGAGCCTGGTAAATTTCGCGCCGGCCAATGTGAAAAAATGGCTGATCGGCAGCCATTCCGGAACGGCTGTGTGGGGAGATTTGACTGACGCAATCAAGGGAGAACTGAGCGCAGGATTTGAGATGCTGCCGCTGGATGTGAAAAAAATGACCGTATTCCTGGTGATCCCGAAAGCAATTCAGGATCTTGCACTTCCATTCGTGGACAAATATTTTACAGCGATTCTTGCGGAAGCAATGCAGGACGGACTGGTTAGTGGTTACCTGACAGGAAACGGAAAAACAGGACCAGTCGGAATTATGAATAAAATCGAAAGCTTCAAGTCGGACGGAACTGCAGCAGCAAAAACGGTTTTGAATACTGTGACGAAATTTAGCCCGAAGGGTCTTGCAGGAGTAAGAAAAACCCTGTGCAAGGAAGGAAAAAGAACAATCGGAACACTGTATCTGCTTTGCAATCCGCTTGATGAAGCCGAGTATGTGGATCCGGCCCTGTACGGAGAAAGTTTCACAGGAGGATATAAAAACACATCATTTATGCCGTTGGAAAAAATTGTGGATGCGAATGTACCAAAGGGAAAGGGAATCTTCACAATGGCGGGCGTGTACACAATGGGTGCATCGGTCATGGATGTGAACACGTTTGATCAGACGAAAGCAATGGATGATGCAGACGTCATCATCGGAAAATGTTATGCGAACGGACGCGCGGTGGATGATGAATGCGCAGTAGTTTTCGATATCACAAAACTGGAAGAGTACGTGCTGCCGGTCCAGCAGGTAACCGTTCCGCAGACAAACACGCAGGCGGCAGAGAAGTCAGCAGAGCCAACAGCAGAGCCAACAGCGGAATAAGGAGGTAAGGCGGAATGTTGGAAGAAATGATCGAGGAAGTGCGGCAGGAATTTCAGATTCCGCCGTATTTCCCGGATGAGTCGCTGCTTCGGTATTTGAAAGAAGGAAAACACCGTCTTGATACGCTCAATCCGGGAAGAAACCTGGAAACGGATGATACGTTTCGGAGTCTGCTGAAAAATTATGTGTACTATGCATACAATCATAAAACGTACGAATGGGAGCAGAACTATGCTGCAATTATCTTATCATGGCAGCTGGAAAGCGAGGTACCGTCATGAGCCTGCCGGTGTACACAAGCGGCTGCTTTGAACTCTATAGAATCAAAACAGACGAAACCAAAGATTTTCCAGAAGATATTTTGGAAAATCAGCATATGACGATCTGGTACAACGAGATTTCTGTGTATGACCATACCCGATACGCACTGAGCCAGAGCGGCCGGGAAATCACGATGAAAATTCGGATTCCGCAGTACAAGAAAATTGACAGTGACTGTGTGTGTATCATTGAGGGAACACAGCACAGAGTCTATAATGCAGCGCACATCATCAACAAGGACGGATTCCCGGAAACAGAGCTCACACTGGTGCGGCCAGATCGAACGATTGAGGTGATCACATGACAAAACAGGAATTAAGCGATTTGCTCCACTCACTCCGGATCCCGGTCAATGAGGGAATTGCAAGCCAGGAAAACACAAACAAATATCCGCGAGTGGTCTATTGGGACTACATTTGGGAGGACGTGCTGGCATCTGGAGAACAATATGAAAATGTGGAGACATACCAGATCAGCTTCTATTCCAGAACGCCGCGGAACGAAAAATTGATAGAACTGAGAGAAAAACTCAGAAAAGTCGGGCTCCATCCTACCATCTATCACGAGTACGTGCAGGAAGATAAGGTCTTTCATTCTTATTTTTCCGTTGAGGTAACAGTATGAATGAGGACGATTTCTATTCTGCCGGCATGAACGAATTTCAGAAGATCATTCAGGAATATCAGGAGAAATTCGAACAGAGCAGAATTGAAGCAGCCATGATGGATGGCGCGGAGCAGCTGGCCAGAGATGTGCGGGCGCTGCCAAAACCGAGATCACAGATTCGAAAGTCTGGATACACCCATCTGCTGGACACCGTTTCGGCCAGAAAAGGAAAAAACGGGGAAGTAGAGGTCGGATGGGGAAAATATTACGGCCCGATGGTAGAGGCAGGAACACGGAAAATGAATGCACAGCCGCATCTGCGCGGATTGTTCAAAAAAGATTCAAATAAATATTATAACCTGATACTGCAGAGATTGTTCAGGTAGAAAGGAAAAAAATATGTCAATCAAAACGAGAAAACCACCGCTGAAAGAAACAGTGGGAGCACAGTATGTGTGTTTCAATACGCCGGACGAAAATGGACAGTGGACAGAAACGTTTGAGGAAAGCGTGGAGAAAACCGAAGTTGTAAAAAGCGTAAAAGTAACAGAGAACACAGGGACAACGGATGTATATGCTTCCGGGAAAATCTACGATACAGACACCCGCCAGCCATCAACGAACATCGAAGTTGAGGTAGTGGCGTTCCCGGCAGATACGCTTGCAAAAGCGAGAGGGGATGAGGTGACGAAAAACGGCCTCATTCTGTCCGGAGGAAAGAGCATTCGTCCGTTTTTGGCGTATGGAAAAGTGGTCAAAAACAAGGACGGCTCAGAGAGATATGATTGGTATCCGAAATGTAAGCTCACAGCAAACACAGATGATGCGGCAACAGGTGAGGAAACGTTTTCCGTGCAGACAGATACAGTAACGATCGTTGCGTACCCATTCGACGCAAAAGAAAATATTAAAGTATCGCTGGATTCCAGCATGAAAGCATTCCCGGAGGGGCTGACAGAAGAAAAGTTCTTCTCGAAACCAATCCTCAAGGATGACGATCTGACAACGGCAGTAGCCGGATAAGGAGAAACATGAAAGATTATATTGTAGATTTGACGGACGGCACCCGGCTGCCCGTCAATGTTAATTTTGGCACGATCTACTATCTGCAGAAGATGCCGAAATTTTACAAACTGGCAAAAAAGAAACAGGAAAAACTGACAGATCCGGAAAAGATGGATCTTGCGGCCGCATCCGTGTACGCCATCCTGCGGAGCAACGGAAAAACGGTGACGTTTGACGAGGCATTGCAGCTGGTGCCGATGGATGATGAGCAGATCCGCGTGCTGTTGGAGGGCTTTTCAGCCAGATGCGACGAATATGCTAAAAAAAAACGGGCACGCCAGCAGATGGCGAAGGGCTTGACGTAGACTGGGCGGAATACCGGATCTGCGCCGCGGAGATGGGGATGAGCGAGGAAGAATTTTTTAATTGTGACCCCATCTTTTTTAACGAAATGTATGAAAAATTTTGGGAGAGAAAGAAAGTAGGTGAGCTGTATGGCGGATGATATGAAGCGGGTCGGTTTATCGTTCAAAACGGACGGTACGGTAGATTTTCAGAAAAGCCTGAAACAGATTTCGGAAGCCGTACAGGGTAACCGGGAAGAGTTTAAACGTGCGAAAATCGCCTGGGATGACAGCACAACGGCCATGGAGAAACTGACCGACAGACAGAAATACCTGCAGAAACAGACCGAAACATACAACGAAAAAGTGGAGGTCCTGAGAAGAGAGCTTTCTGAACTGGAGGGAGCAGAGAACAAAAACGAGAAAGCGATCTCCCAGAAGAAAAAACAGCTTTCCCAGGCAGAGACAACACTTGCCCAGTACCAGAAAGGCCTGAAAGAAGTAAACCAGGAAATCAAGAGCGGCTCCGCGGTTTTGGAAGAGAACATGAAAAAACTGGATGACTCCATCAGCACGCTGGATGCGTCCGCAAAAAAGAATGAATCCTCATTCAAGCTGATGAAGAGCCAGTGGGACAAAAACACCTCATCTGCGAAAAAATTAAAAGATGAGCAGAAGTATCTGACGGAGCAGGGCGAGACGTACCAGAAAAAAGTCGGTCTCGTAAAAGAAGAACTGAAACTGTTGGAAAATGCCGAGGGCGACAACAAAAAGGCGATCGAGGAAAAGAAAGCCGCGCTGAATGAGGCGGAAGCGTCGCTAAATGAATACAAGAGCCGTCTGAAAGAAGTAAACGAGCAGCTGAAATTCGGAAAAGAATCAATTGAGGAATATACAGAAAAAGTCCAGAAAGCTGGGGAAAAGGTCAAGGACGCGGGAAGCGGAATGACGAAAAAGGTGACCGCTCCGATTCTTGCGGCCGGAGCGGCATCTGCCAAAATGGCTATGGATTTTGAGGATTCGATGGCAAAAGTTTCGACGATTGCTGACGCAACGGAAGTCCCAATGGACGAAATGCAAAAGGCGATCTTGGATCTTTCCAATCAGACAGGAATCTCATCGGAAGAAATTGCACAGAATGTCTATGATTCTATTTCAGCAGGACAGAAAACAGGCGATGCAGTCAATTTCGTTTCGAATTCAACAAAATTGGCAAAAGCAGGCTTCGCGGATGCGGGAGCGGCGCTGGATGTGCTTACAACCATCATGAATGCGTATGGATTGAAAGCATCAGAAGTAACGAATGTTTCTGATATGCTGATTCAGACACAGAATTTGGGCAAAACAACAGTTGCGGATCTTGCCTCATCAATGGGAAAAGTAATCCCGACAGCAAACGCCTACGGAGTAAGCCTGGACGAGCTGTGCGCAGGATACGCTATCATGACGGCAAATGGTGTTGCAACAGCGGAAAGCACAACGTACATGAACGGTATGCTGAATGAGCTTGGAAAATCAGGAACGAACGTATCGAAAACCCTGAAAGAAAAGACGGGAAAGACATTTAAGGAATTGATGGACAGCGGAATGTCATTGTCTGATGTCCTGAAAATAATCAGCGATGCGGCGACGGAAAACAACAAATCGTTTGGTGATATGTGGAGCAGTTCGGAGGCCGGAAAAGCAGGTATGATCCTGCTGGGAGACAGCGCTGAGAATTTTAATGGCGTTTTGGAACAGATGCAGAATAGTGCAGGCGCGACAAATACGGCATTTGAAAAACTGGACACAAACTCCACAAAGATTAAAAAGGCGACGAATGAGCTGAAAAACGATGCTATCGACCTTGGAACAACACTGATGGAGGAACTCGCACCGATTATCGAAAATATTGCGGAAAAGATTTCGCAATTTACAGAATGGTTTAACGGGTTGTCGGAATCGGAAAAACAGATGATTATACAGATTGGCCTGATCGTGGCTGCTATTGGTCCGTTGCTTATTGTGCTTGGAACAGTGGTGAGTAGCGGGGCAAAAATAATCGGAGGTATTCCGGTCATAGCAAAAGGCTTATCGGGTCTATTTGGCATCATCGCGGCGAATCCGGTCCTCACAATTATAACGGCAATTGTGATTGCTGTTTTTACACTCTGGACAACCTGCGACGAATTCCGGGAAGGGGTACTCGAAGGGATTGATATTTTAAAAACGGTACTGACCGCCGGCTATGATTTCTGCGTGGAACTGGGCGAAGAGAAGCTCGGCCGGATCCAGGATGCCTACGAAAAATACGGAGGCGGAATCACCGGAATCTTGGCAGCGAGCTGGCAGACATGGAAGGAAATATGGTCCACGGGATTTGATGTGATCGACAAGCTGACAGGCGGCAAGCTCACAGGAGTCAAAAATAAATTCTGGAGCAAATTTGAGGAAATCAAAAACGTGGTAAAAAATGCACTAGATGCAGTAAAACGATTTTTTGCCGGCGAATGGCCGACACCAAAAATAAAAATGCCGCATTTCAAAATATCACCGCCGGGATGGTCGATCGGCGATCTAGTAAAAGGAAGCATCCCGAGGTTAAGTGTCAATTGGCACGCGAAAGGCGCGATCCTGAACAGACCGACCGTTATTAATCAGTCAGGAAACACGATCGACGTAGCGGGCGAGGCAGGACCGGAAGCCGTAACACCGATCGAGACACTGAAAAAGTACGTCCGCGAAGAAGTGCGGGCCAACAATGCAGACCTGATAAAAGCGCTTGCTGAGGTCCTTGGAGATCTCGGATTGACGATGGAAAACGTGATTAATCTTGGAGACGAAAGAATCTACCAGAAAGTCGTGAAATTAACCATCAAAGAGCTGAACAGACAGCAGATAAGTAAGCCTGTCTGGAAAGGAGGCTTTGCATGATTGACGATTACGAAGTTATTTTTGCAGGGGTCAGTTCTGCCGACCTCTGCATTTTTGCGGTCAACAGGCCGAACATCCCTGCAGCAGAACGGGACATCGAAACTCTGGAAGTGCCGGGAGTAGATGGGGCTTATCATATCGACAATGGCCGTTACAAGGAGATGACAATCTCGATCGAGATGAACTATATCGGCCCGGAATCGAAATGGCATGAAAAATGGCGGGAAATCAAACGATGGGCGCAGGAGAAAAATGCAGAACTGATCCTGAATGACGATCCAGTGTTTGTGTACCGCGCCTATTATGCAGTTTTAAGCGAAAACAGCAGAGAAAGCCTGCGGGTGGGAAAATTCACGATCACATTCTATTGCTCACCGTATCTGTACGTACGCGGAAGCGATGAATATGAAAAGCCATATCCAATGACGGTATACTGGGGTCACAAAGTAGGCGGCGGAGGATACGTGCTGACAGAAAACGGCCAGAAAGTAGCCACAAAAAGAAAGTTTTTTACACTGACGAATGAGTATGACACCTCGTGCCCCAAAATCAAAATTGAGGGCCACGGAGAGTGCTGGGGACGAATCAACGGAAATGAGCTGCTTGCACAGGTCAATGGAACACTGATCATCGATACGGAAAAAGAAATAACGGTGAATGGACAGGGACAAAATGCGAGCAACAAAATTAAAGGAAATTATGAAGATTTCTATTTGAATCCGGGGGAAAACGTTATTTTGTTTGACTCTGCGTTTGAAATTTCGGTTGCACCGCGTTGGAGGACAAAATGATACAGGTTTACAAGCCAGAAAACAAAAATTATGAAAATAACGGAGACTGCGTGCTACATCCAAAGAAATGCGAACTGACTATGCAGCTTAACGGAGAATGGGACATGGATATTGAGTGCGCGGCAGATGCGCTATATATTGAGTGCCTGAAAGCCGGATCCGTTATCACGGCGCCGACTCCATACGGAGAAAATGAGCAGTTCCGGGTGTATGATGCAGAAAAGGAGATGGGTGGACTTGCCGCAAAGGCACGGCCCATCTTTTTTGATGCATCAAGAGAGACCCATCTGAAAGATGTGCGGCCAACACAGTGCACGGGCACGGAGGCGGCGGAGAAGATCAGCGTTGGAAAATATCGTGTTATTTCGGATATCACGGATATCAATACCGCGTACTACGTCAGGAAGAATTTGATTGAGGCGCTGCTGTCTGACGATGAAAACAGTTTCATCAACAGATGGGGTGGAGAACCTATTTTCAAGAATTACGTATGCCAGATGAGAAAAAGAGCCGGAGGAGATTACGGAGCAGAAGCGCGGCTTGGATTTAACATGTCGTCCGTTAAGGCGAAAGTAAACATGGATAACGTGGTTACCAGAATTATTCCGGAGAGCTACAATGGGCACACACTGCCAGATGATAGTTACTATGTGGACAGCCCCAATATTGGGAAATATCCGATCGCCTACACAAAAGTGGTACAATACGAAGACGTAAAACTGCAGGAGGACTGCGGAACCGATGAAACAGGATATGCTACACTGGAAGATCTGCAGAAAGCATTACGGAAAAAGGCAAAAGCAGATTTTGAGGCAGGATGTGACCTGCCGGAAATCACGTATGAAGTGGATCTTATCAACATCGAAAACACAATTGAGTATGCAGATGTGGAGAATCTTGTGAAAATCGGTCTCGGAGATTACGTGAAAGTGGAGAACAAAGATCTGCAGATATCAACAAGGGAACGTGCTGTGAGCGTGGTGTGGGACTGTATCATGAAAAGAAATACAACCGTCACGCTCGGATCCGCGGAGAACGATTATCTGGATCGGATCAGTGCGGCAATGAAAATGGCAGAGCTGGCGCTGAACAAAGACGGAACCGTAAAAGGCGATCAGGTAACCGGAATGATTAACTTGATGAAAACAAGACTGAAAGCAACGGCAGAGAATGCGGAAAAACAGGCGGCAAAAGCAATCCTTTTCGAAGAATTGGACAAGAACAGCGACCTGTACGGAGCGATGGCACTCGGCACAACGGGATTTTTGATCGCATCCGAAAGAACGCCGGACGGCAGAGATTGGGACTGGAAAACGTTTGGAACGGGTCAGGGATTTCTGGCAGATTATCTCATTGCAGGCGTGCTACTATCACAAAATTACAAAGATGGAGAACAAGGATTTAAACTGGACTTGAACAGCGGAAAAATTTTTGCATCGCTGTTGGAAATTTTTGGAAAAGAAGCAGGGAAACCATGCTCGGTTGCTTTGGAAAATGGAAGAATCCTGGTGAAAGAATCCAGCGGAAAGTCAGTTATCCAGATATCACCACTCCAAAATGTGGATATCGTGACTGGAAAAAGCACATGGTCGGGAATGATCGGAAAAGGAAATACCTTCATCGAAGTAAATCCGCAAGATGATTATATCAGGTTCCGAGCAGGGGCTATCTATGAGGGGTATTCCGGATCAGCGGGATTGAGCGGAAAACTCGTGTACTCGGACGAGAGTTATCTGGTTGTCCGAAACGGAAGAATCACAGGAGGAAGGATCAAGAAATCAGATGGAACGTGGGAGGAGTTAAAAAATGGCACTAATTAGCTCAAATGCTTATCTGAGTATGGAAAATGCCACAGATAATGCGCAGTACATCTACAATTTCATGGTCCGAAATGGAGCGTCGCAGAACGCGGCGCTTGCCGTGCTGGGTAATATGTATGCAGAATCAACGTGCAATCCGGGAATATGGCAGAACCTCGACAGCAGCAGAACAGACCTGGGATTTGGACTGGTGCAGTGGACCCCGTCCACAAAATATACGAGCTGGGCCGCGGCCAAAGGATATGAAAGCAAGAACATCAATGGGCAGCTGCAGCGGATCCTCTACGAGAAAAACGCAGGGATCCAGTGGCAGAAAAGAACCACATCAATGTCATTCGCAGAATTCTGGAGTTCCGGAGCAAGCCTGGAAACGCTGGTAGAATTATTTGAACTCAATTATGAGCAGCACGCCGGAGCAGTACAGCCAAAAAGAAAAGAGTATGCGAATTATTGGAAAACGCATCTGACGTTGGATGATGATTCGGTGGAAAAAATTGAAAAGGCGATTGCCTGGATGCTGAATATCGCGGCGGATAACTCACATGGGTATGATCAGGGGTATCGGTGGGGGCCAGATTATGACTGCTCATCATTCTGCATCACAGCGTGGCAGGAGGCCGGCGTGCCGGTGAAAACGTATGGAGCAAGCTACACCGGAGATATGCGAGCAGTATTCCTGCGCTGTGGCTTTTCGGATGTGATCGGGAGTGTAGACGTCTATTCCGGATCAGGTCTGAAACGCGGCGATGTGCTGCTGAGCGAGGGCTATCATGTTGCTACCTATATAGGCAATGGACAGATTGTACACGCATCTCAAAACGAATTCGGTGGAGCAGTGGGAGGACAGACCGGGGACCAGACGGGAACCGAAATCTGCACAAGAAGTTATTATTCCCACACACCGCCGTGGGATCATGTACTGAGATATAAGCAGGGAGGCACAGAGGAGACACCAACACCAGAACCAACGGCAACAGTGTACCCGGTACAGTGGATACCGGCATAGAGAGGAGACGAAAAAAATGGACATGACAATGTTTGAGTGGCCGACGAAAGCCAAAGTCGAAAGCACAGATTATGTAGCGATTTGCGACGCAGACGGAAATGAGAAAAAAATTGCCGTGGACGATTTGAAAAATATCCAGAAAGCAGAAACCACAGGGGAAACTGTGGAGGAGTGGCTGAAAACAAAACTGAAAAGCTATGCAGGATTTTCGGACGGATTCTACCCGGATCTGGGCGGATGGTCTGGAGGAACGGATGCATTCGGACTGATCACAAAAAAAGGAACAACAGTGCAGTATGTAGGTTTTATGGCGGACGGGAAAATTCGGATGGGATCTTACAACACACAGAACGAAGCCTACAAAATATATATGCACAGCGACGAGATGGCGAACCATCCGGTCGGATCTATATGGATCACAGAAACAGAAACTGCGGATCCGAACCAGATTTTCGGGGGAACATGGGAAAGATACGCCAAAGGGAGAACACTGATCGGCGTAGATGAAAATGATACAACCAAAAAATGGAACAAATCAGGAATCAAAGCAGGTGTGGCTGAAAACAATATTGACCACAAACACTATGAGACAAATGGAGCAGATGAAGGTCGAATGTATCAGATTTTTGGGGATAACGGAGGCCCATATGGATCTACGGTGCAGGCGAATATGACGGCAGCTTCATGGGCTGCACAGACGTCAGTTGGAAATATCAGAGTAAATAAGGTATCTGCCATGACGGATCGTGCACAGGTGATCAATAATCTGCCGCCATATATCACAGTGTATATCTGGAAACGAACGGCGTAGGAGGAGAATCATGAGAGTACTTGAATTTTCTGTTATGGGTCAGCAGATCGAAAAGCGGGGGGATTTTTCCGGTCTGGTGGCGGGCAGTGAGCAGTATATGACAGCAAAATTTTATTTTGACCGGGAGTGGGCCGGAAAAGTAAAAGTGGCAGAGTTCCGCCGAATTGACTCGAAGATTGCAGAATGCTTTTCAGAAAAAATCACTGGAAACTGCTGCATAGTGAGAACCGAGGTGCTGCACGGAAAGAAATGGTACGTGAACGTAGTAGGACTGGGAAAAGACGGAATGAAACTGTCAACAAACAGGGTAGAAGTGAAACAGGAGGAATGACATGAGCACAACAGACGAATTACTGGAAGAGATGCTGGAAGATGCGGAAGAGTACGCAACACCAGTCACGGACGATGATCTGCAGTTCTGGATTGACGAACATCTGAGAGTGATTTCTATCCCGAAAAACGGCGTAGTGGCTGGAGTTGAAGGAGATAAAAATGTAAATAAGATCAAATTCGGCATGAACCGGTACTACCACGGCTTCGATATGTCCACATTCTCCGGGAGAATTTTGTACTCAAACGCCAAAGGAAATAAAAATTACTACAACATCACAGATATGCAGGCAAGCGGGAGCGCCATCACGTTTTCGTGGCTCGTAGACGCCGATGCCGTGCAGTACATGGGGAAAACCGCGTTCGTGGTCTACCTCTTCAAAATTCAGGGCTCGGAGCTGCGGCAGAAATTCTATTCAACGTTGGCGACACTGAAAGTATTGGAAGGAATGGAAGTAGATTCCGCTGTACCAGTCGAAAAACAGACGGACATCATCGAGCGGATGAAAGAGGAGATCAGCGCCTACGCAGAAGAAGTCAAGAAAAGCCTGCCGGCCGACTACACGGCGATGACGGAGCAGGTTAGTTCGCTCAAGGAAGATTTAAAGGCTCAGACAGATTGGTATAATGCAGAAATAGAAAAATTAAATATACATTTAAAAAAAGCAGGATATATCACAGATATTAACGGAAATAAATACAAACTTATTATAAAGAAGGGCAATCTTGTTTTTGAAGAATTTTATGAAGAGGTTAAAAGTGATTATTTGCTTGATTTTGATGTACGAGATATTGAGGTAACAAGTGAAAATAAACAGTATTATACTGAAAAGATATCTCGAAGAAAAATCACAATGAATAACGTAAAAATCGAAAATGCGTTTGAAAATGGTATTTTAAACGCCTCTTATGAGACTGATGAAGATTGGCCTATTGACTTATCGGCCGGATATTCGATAGAAATGGCGTATCGTTGTAAACCTACGAGCGGATGGTATAACGTTTTTAGTATTTTAAAACGTAATATTTTACAGCGCCATTTTATGAATTTCTATTGTGATATACCATATTACACTACGACCGAGTTAAAATTTGTTTCTACTAAGTTTAATTTGTCTGATATTGTAAACGAAAACGGGGTTAAATTATCTGAATTAATAAATGAATCCACGGACATTATATACGCTGTAATTACGGTATCGGCTACGTGCGAAATAAAAGTATATATAAATGGTTATTTATATAAAGAAATTGATCCGCCGGAAGATTTTATTAAACATGTTGATAACTTAACAAAAAATACGATCACTGGCATAGGATGCTATATACGTTTTGGAAATCCGGGAAACAATATGCCGGATGATAATTTATTTTCATACTGCAAAATATCACGAGGAGTTTTAAATGAAAATGAAATAGTAACCAACTATAAGGCTAGATATTCATTTTCAGGAATTAACGATTTAGAAGTTAATCCCGGAAATATTCAGTTATATCCGTATTCAAAATCACCGATCATGTTAGAATCGTCTCCAAGTAAAGCGGAATATGAGGTCGATATAAAGACGACTAATGAGGGAATTGTAGAAGTATCGGACAAATATGTAAAGGGGAAGAATATCGGATCAACAGATATTCATTTTAAAGTGAGTGGTACGGAAATCTCTAAAAATATGAAAGTAAAAGTAACCGAAAAACTTGAAAATATAGAGATTGAATCTAAAAGATTTGATTCACCTGAAAAAGTTATTGTTGTCAATCCGCCTGAGACTTTATATGTGGGTGATTCTTGGGTATTACTTGGCTATTTACTTCCGTATGAACCGAAAAACGATAATCTTATTGTATATACGTCCGATAATCCAGGAGTATGTTCGGTGGAATTTGGGGTATTAACCGCAAATTCTAAAGGAACCGCTACAATTACGGCGACTGGGGTAAATACCGATATTTCCACTTCTTTTGTCGTAAATGTAAGTAAAAAGATAGAAGAAATATCCACTCTGAGTAATACTTATTATGTTCCGCTGCCAATAACAACGGATAACGGATTTTTAGATCCGAATAATGACAATGCTATAGAGACAACACATGCTATCATTGACCTATTAGCATGGGCGAAAGAAAAAGGATACAGAAAAGTTGTTTTCCCAAAAGGTGAATATCTTGTAACGCCCGAAGTATCGGAAGTAAAAAACGGAATAACGGGTACTATATTTATGCCGGATAATATGATAGTAGATTTTTCTGATTCCATCATTAATGTAAAACCTACTGATATATCAAAAGATCCCGGTTATATTCTTTTTGTTTTTGATGGAAATATCAAAAATACAATATTGTGTAATGCGGATATCAGAGGCGACCGATATACAAATACCACAGAAGCATTAGACGAACAATGTAAAAATATATATATTCGTGGTGCTATTGGATGTGGAGTGGAAAATTGTTCGATAGGTAATTGCGGAGGATTTAATATTGGATTTGGAAGATCGGCGATAAATAAAGTCTCTGATTCAGTAGGCATTTATAACGATAATATAGAGGCCGGAACCTTCACAGAAACCGGTGAAAAAGACGACGTTAATGTTTCTAATAATTGGAGAACGATTAATAAGTTAAATATATCGCCGTTACACGGATATTTTGAACTCGGTACAGTGTGGGGTTATGCAGGATATCCGATTATGGCTAGATTATACGATATGTGGATTTATAATCAGTCTAACGAATTATTAGAAGTAAAACATAATTGTCGAGTATTTTATCGTTACAATTTACCGGATAACTATTATTATGCCGATGTTGTATTACATCAACTAGAAAAACCGTCCGGAAATTTAGATTCTGGCGGAATGATTAGATTTTACAGTTTATATGAACCGTATAAGTGTTTTATGAAAAATTGTAAAATCCATGATAACTATAGTTGCGGTATTGCCGCTTGTGGTGGTAAACATTGGACATTAGACGGATTAATATTCGAAAATAACGGAGTCAGAGATCCGGCTTGTCATGTAGATTATGAGGACGGGTGGGAGTCTGCTATAGGTGATGTGTGGCGAAATTGTAGTTTCGATGATGAACGAAGTGGAGGTATTATTTTAGTATCCGGAAATAGTGCTACATTTTACAATAATGAAATTAAGTGTAAATTCGATCCGAGAGTACGTTCGGAAAATTGGAGAGTATATCATAATATCATATCAAAATCCGTTACAGCTAATTGTCAGACAGATACTGTTATCGCACAAAATATTTTATTGAATAATGCTCAAATAACCGACGGATCTCATTATCATGGTTCGGATACTCAGTATGAAGTAAGAGATATTGATAATTATAAAATATAACTGAGGTGATAATATGGCCGGTCAGAGACAACCGATCGAGCTTGTTCTTGTTAAACGAATGGTAGATTTTATAAGAAAAGTTTAGTGAACTAGATTTTTGAAAGAAAATCGAAAATATATTCGAAATCGCGCATGAAATGTGGTATAATAAGAGGGTAGAAAACTAAAAAGGGAGCCGAACTCCCGACGACCAATCAAAAAGTTCGACTCCTACACCACCCACAAGGGGGCTGTGATTATTATAACACATCCACCTCCTTTTGGGTACCCCACAAGGAGGTTTTTTTATGCGCGAACAGTTTGTGAAAGAATTCGTGACGAAGCTTGTGAACCAGATCCCGGATGATGCACTTAAAATCGTGTATCAGAAATTGACCATTTTTGTGTCGGACTACGAAATAGAGCCGAGAAAAACGGAAATCGTCCCATACGAGGGATATCTTCCGGAATGCTATGAGATTTATTTTGCGACACGAAAAATCGAGGGACTGAGCATCCGCTCGCTGGAGCTGTACAACATGGTCCTCCGGGATTTCTTTTTCCAGGTCAATAAGCAGCTGACAGAAATCACGACGAACGATATTCGGGTGTATCTGTACCAGACCCAGGAAACAAGAAAAATCAGCAATGCAACGCTGGATAATCGCCGAGTCATTATTCACACATTCCTGGAGTGGGCGGCCAACGAAGGATACATCGGAAGCAACCCATGCCGAAACATCAAGGCGATTAAGTATGAGCGGGCACAGAGAAAGCCACTATCCGGAATGGAGCTGGAACGGGTGAGAAATGCGTGCGAGACGCTCAGAGACAAGGCCATGATCGAGATGCTGTATAGTACCGGATGCCGCGTGACGGAGCTGGAACGCCTGAACATTACAGACGTAGATTTTGAGCAGAAGGACGTGCATCTTTTTGGAAAGGGGGATAAGCACCGTACATCGTGCCTTAATGTACGAGCCGAACTTGCGCTGAAAAATTATCTTGCGACAAGAAATGATGATAACCCAGCCTTATTTGTTTCAGAACGCGCTCCTCACGGCCGGCTGAAGAAGCCGGCGATTGAGAAAAGGGTGCGGCAGTTGGGAGAGATGTCTAAAATCGGGCGGAGAGTGTATCCGCATCTGATCAGACACACGACTGCGACAGATGGATTGGATCGAGGAATGCCAATCGAAGAGGTACAGCAGTTTCTCGGGCACGTAAATATTAACACCACCATGGTCTATGCTCAGGTATCAAGAGCCAATTTAAAGCGGGACCACAGACGGTACATTGTATGAGAGCGGATTTCCGCTCTCATTTTTTGAAGGAGAAAACATGACTGAGATTAGAGCAGGGCCCGCGCGGAGGTCCTATTTTTGCCAATAAAATAAGAAGAGAAGGAGAAAAAATCATGAAAATTATTGACTCTTATAACGCTATAGTAGGCAGCGTGGTAGCGGTGCTGTCGTATCTGCTGGGGCCGCACTGGATCCTGTTTGCACTTTTCCTCGGCCTGAATGTGGCAGACTGGCTCACGGGCTGGATGAAAAGTAGAATCGCCCACAAGGAGAGTTCCAGCGCGGGCTGGAAAGGGGTACTCAAGAAACTCGGGTACTGGCTTATGATTGTAGTAGCATTTGGAGCGAGCACGGCTTTTGTTGAAATTGGCAATACAATCGGGATTGACCTCAAAATCACAACACTGTTGGGGTGGTTTGTCTTAGCGTCACTGCTGGTGAACGAAATCCGGTCGATTATTGAGAATTTTGTGGAAGCCGGATTTAATGTGCCAATAGTCTTGACTAAGGGACTGGAAGTCGCGGACAAAGCAATCAACCAGGAGCAGGAAAAGAAATCAGAGTGAGGGCGGCCAACAACCGTCCTCTTTTGCGCCGGCGCAATTCCGGCAGAAAGAGCGAACATGAAAATTGATAGGTCATACATGTGCGCAATGAACAAATTACCATAGACGTACATAAAAAGCCCACACGGGGCTATACGAGGCTCTGACGGGCGAATAACAGGAGGTTAGAAAGATGGAAGTATTAAAATTTCTGGAACAGATCCCGTTGCCGATTCTGGTGGTGGCACTTGTGATCCTGGTTGCGATCACAGTAGTGATGGCATATCAGTATGCAAAGATGCGCGGCATGGACGGCATCCAGGGGGATGTATACCAGTTGATCCTGAAAGCCGAAACTCAAGTGGGTTGTAAGCCAGGCACACGGACTCTTACCAAAGTGGATGCAGGTTTTTGTAACAGAAGAAATGATGATGAAGGTAATTGATGAATGGTTCAAAGGCGTGAAAGACCTGCTGGACGACGGGAGGGTAAACGGATCCCAGCAGTAGTTATAAAGAAGGTCAAAGAGCGGGTATGATGCCCGCTCTTTTGCTGTGAAAGGAGAACGTCGTGGCAATTTCACGAAATATGAATACGGATGCGGCATATAACTGCCTGATCGCTGCCGGGGCATCAGTTTACGGAGCTTGCGGAGTGATGGGAAATATCTTTGCAGAATCGGGGTTCAATCCCCGTAATCTGGAAGACCTGTGCGAGGAACGCCTGGGGTATAAGTACACAGACGATACCTATACCGAGGCGGTAGACAGCGGAGAGATCTCTCGGGAGTTGTTTCTGCATCCGATGGGAGACAGCCGCCAGTATGGCTATGGCCTGTGCCAGTGGACAAGTGCTGGCCGAAAAGCTGGATTGTATGATCTGGCGAAAAAGAAAGGGGTTTCGATCGGAGACCCGACAATGCAGATTGAGTACATGATTTCGGAACTGCAGAGCAAGTACCGAGGCGTTTTCTATGCACTCAAGAACGCGCAGACAGTGCAGGAAGCGTCAGATATATTCTTGACGAAGTTTGAGCAACCCCTAGACACTGGATCCGGGGTAAAAAGCAAACGAGCCTTTTATGGTGAACAGTATTACATGCTCTATCAGAGCGAAAACGAGAAGGAGGAAAAACCTATGAGCTTAATTTCTAACAGCGGACACGATGAAAACGGCAGATATTCCGGCGGCAGAGCTGGAGATCAGACAGGAACCGAATGGGCACTGATTCCGTGGTATTCCCGTCCATGGAAGTGTGTGTTAAGATACCCGAACTCAGCAGTCCGCGCGAAAATCGCAGAACTTGCTGTGAAAGCCGCGAAAAACGATCTGGTTGGTTATGATCAGAGCCAGCGAGACACCTATTGGCAGCATCTCAAAGCCAGCAACTACGATCCATCACAGATCACGGTTGCTTGCGAAGCTGATTGCTCTGCAGGAGTCATCGCCAATGTCAGAGCGGTCGGTTACCTGCTTGATATTGATGCCCTGAAAAATCTGAAAGCCACCTATACCGGAGACATGCGGAAAGCATTCAAGGCAGCGGGATTCCTGGTTCTGACTGAGAGCAAATACCTGAATGGCCCGGACTACCTGTTAGAGGGAGATGTCCTGCTGAACGATGGAGCCCACACAGCCACCAACGTCGAAAATGGCAGATATTCTGGCGGAACATCCGGGATGAATACAAATACCGGATCCGGTAGCAACAATGCCAGAAACAACGTTTCTGATGGTCAGAAATGGCTCAACAGCAACTATGGGGACAAGATCCTGAAGTATTGTGGAGCCAAACTGCGCGTGGACGGAGACTACGGCGATAAGTCCAGATGGGCTGCCCTGGCGGTTTGGAAAGACTTGATGAACCGGAGATACGGCACGAAGCTGGATCCGACCAACAAGAACTTTTTCGAATCATGCAAAAAAGTTGCTTCGAAAGCCACCGTCAGCCATGGAACTCAGGGAACCTTTACCTTCCTGGTTCAGTTCACCCTCGCAGCGAAAGGCTTTTATTTCGGCAACATGGACGCTCTCTGCGGAGACGGTCTGACCGCCGCGATCAAGTCTTACCAGAAATCAAAAGGCCTCGAAGCTGATGGATACTGCGGAGCCAACACCTGGTACGCACTGTTCAACTGATGAATCAACTGACCGGTTGCGATCCTGAAACGTGATCGGTCAGAAGTAACCCGCAAACCACGCAAAAAGACTTTCTTACCGGAGAAATCCGGTGCAATTCCATACATGCAATTTATACGACACTTTGCCCTGGGTATCTTCGGATACCTGGGGCTTTTTTATTGCCATTTTTTAAGGTAAAATTAAAATAAATATATTACGTAAAATGTATTGACATATTGCGCAATATGTGATATATTATAACCATAGAAACGAAATAATAATTGATGAAAGAAATATTTACTCGGAAGATTGGAAGAGGTGATAATAAAATGGTAAAATTAAAAGTTGGTAGAAATATAATTGAACTTGATGAAAAAGATCTAATTTTAGATAACGGAGCTTGTTATCAAATTGTTACTAAAAAAGTTGGAGGATTTGATTGGTATTATCCGATAATGAGTAAAAAATTGTTTCATGATTTAAGAAAACTTGAATTAATTTTCACAAGTGAAGAATTAAAAGAAGAGGCTATAAAGAAATATGGTACATCGGTAATAACTTATTGGAAATTTAACATTGAAAGAATGCAAAAACTTGGATATTAAATCGATGTAAAGGCGGTAATTATGAGAGAAACAAAAGAATTTAATCAAATTGAATACATCAACAATTACATAAAGGAGAAATACGATCGGATAAATTTGGTTGTACCGGCGGGAAGCAAACAAGTTATTAAAAGTAGGGCTGCGCAAAAAGGAAAAAGCGTTAATCAGTATATAAATGAACTGATCGACAATGACTTAAAAAATAGTAAAGAGAAAAAAGGAGATAAGAAAATGAAAAAATTTGAAATCGTAAAAACAACAGCAGAAATCAGCTGGAAAGAAAGGGATGAAATCAAGGAAGGATGCACGATGTACGATGTGGATCCGGAAAAAATTGCTTCATTCGGAACCAAAGAGGAAGCCGAAAAGGAATTGAAAAAATACAAAACGGATGTTTGCACATCCGGAAGCCTCTTCACAGTAGAAGAGTTTTCGATCCAGGAAAACGAATACGACGAAGATGACGAATGGATCGGAGGCGGTGATATTTGGAAATTCACGCCAATGGAAATTTTTGTAGTCGACAAAGAAACACGGAAAACGATCGCAAAAGCCGAAACTTACGAAGAGGCAGAGGAGGCCGCAGAAGAGTATGAGGGCGATGCGGGCGCCGATATCGTGTTTTACGAATAAAAAAATAGTCGTGTCGAAATGGCACGGCTTTTTTTATTTGCAAAAAAATGCACATTATACGTATAATGTGCTAATATATAATCACAGAAAGGAAATAAACAAATCAGAAAGGTGGTAGTAAAAATAGAAGAAAAAGTGGTAATAACGAATAGTTCGGAAGCAAAGAATTTAAATGAAAATGAATATTTCACTGCATATTTTAATGACGTAAAATATGGTATGACAGATTATTACGAGGACCTTGATGGTAACGGAGCTGCAGAAGTGGTGCAACGAGCAGAAATAATGAGGAGACGCAGGGATACCAACCCCTGCGTCTTTTCTATAAAAAACTATTGGGAAACTTGAAAAAACTATTGACTTTTGTACTCCAATGGAGTACAATATAATTAACAAAGGAACACAAAACAAAAAAGAGAAAGGCGGAAACAACAATGACAAGATACGGAGAAGAATACAAACTGAACACGGAAGAAATGGAGAACATCGCAACCTATATGAACGATGAGATCAGAGAAGACCTTCACTTCGAGATGGCTCCATGTGAACCGGAAGAGTTTCTGAGAGCTTACGTAGAAAAAGATCCAGATTTTGAAGAGCTGCTGAACAGCGAGTTCTCAATCGAGCTGTAAAGAAAGGGGAGGAAAAG